CCACCTACAATTTTCCGGCGTATACCCTAAATCATTGTCAATTCGATCAAGAGTCATACCTTGCGGTTTTTCTCCCATGTCCGCGATGAAAGCGTCATAGTTATTTATCCATCGTTCACTGACTGTAATTCCTCTACCCCCATAATCCTTCCACTGCGGATCGGTAATTTTCAAGCACCTTCTGCGCATATCTTTCCATGAAAAATATGTAGGCGTCTGGGTTGGGTTTTGCCACTTAGGAAACATTTACGCCATCCATCCTGTGTTTCCGCCGATCCACGGATCAATATCTTCACCGCTTTCCATATACCTACTCGAATTAGTCAACCTCTTATCATCGAAACCTGTGCCAAATCCTACAATTGGCTTCGGTTTTGACCAATTAGGTATCCAACTTTTTACAGCAAAAGTCAGTGCACAAGCATCGGAAAGGTCAGAGGATCTAATTCCTCTCACTTTCATATCTTGTTTACTCTCTAGTAGCCAATCGTTGTTGGCTCTAAATTTTTGTTTGGGTCCGCTGATATCCGATGCAAGATCATCATCATCAGGGATTGCGCCTCCTTCAATCATGAATTCTCGAAAGTCGCCATACATTTCGGCTCGTTTGTTCCACGGCCCTGCACGCTTGGGGTTAGCCATTTTTGCTTTTGATGTTCCACCAAAATCAATGCCGCGAATAATATCCATATATTTAGGGTTAAGATTTTTCAGCGCTGTTACGATTGCCGCACCCATGCTACCTCTGTCTATGCAAACCAATGATGGCTGGTATTCGTCGAGGATCGAGGAAAGCCACGCTATCGCCTCGTCATGCTCCAGCTTGTTCCGGTGCATCACCTTCATGATCTTGTCGCCGCGGCGGAAGGCAACAGCAAAACGGTCGCCGCCTGCGCCAGCCGGATCGACGCCGATGATCAGAGGCGCGTCGGGGTCTGCCATCTGGCGCTTGCGGGCTCGCAGCACGAGCGCAGGCTTGATGAACACGCCTTCAATGTCCGCAGCGGCGAAAGCTTCGGTCACGTCGATCGGATATTCCTGCCGGAATTTGCCCGACGAACCGACTTCCTGAATTTTAGACCGGCGCCAAAGCATCTGCGCGTCGGAGAGGCCGTGGATTTCCTGATATTCGAGTTCGGACAACTCGCCTTCTTCCTCCGCTTCCTGCGAAGGAGTGAAGTCGCCTTGCTCCTGATATTCGGATTGGACCGTCCACGGCACAAACACGGCGCGGTAGCGGCCGGTGCCCTTCATGGCGTCCATGTAGCGCTTCCAGAATTCGCCGCTCGGGCCGGCCGACGTGGTTTCCAGCCAGATTTCCGACGGAGCCTTTACCCAGCCGCAAATTTCGCCCCTGCCTTGCTCGAAAGGGAGCGGGCGAGCCGGTTCCTTCCACAGCACGCCCCATTGCCCCCGGACTTCGTCGACGGCCTGCACGGACGAAGCGAAGTGGTCAGGCGCGTTGGTCCACCAGGCGGCTTCCGAGCCGTGGAAGAAGCTGATCGCGCCGCCGCGGCCACCGGCCTTTTGCCCTGCGGTCGAGACAGTGTAGGTCGAGCCGCGCTTGACGAATTCGAGTTCCTTGGCGTTGTCGGTGCCGACGGAAGGCGGGAAGGGGTGCTTCTCCTGCATTAGCTGGACCATGTCGAACAGCCCGTCGGACGACTTCATTTCGTGCGAGAGAATGTAGATGCGCTGCCGATCCCACAGCGTAGCGCGCCAGTAGCCCCGCGCGGCAACGTAGGTCGAAAAGCCCTGCCGACGACCCTTGAGGCCGGCGAGGCGCACCCAGCCTTCAGCGGCAAGCTGATCTTCTGCGCCTTGGTGCAGGATTTCCTGCGCTTCGTTGAGCACGAGCGGTTCCAGATCGCCGGCCTTGGTGCGGATGCGGATCGCTTCGCGCACGAATTGCCGGAAGTCGGATTTCCACAGCGCAACCCGCAGCGAAAGCCAACGCTCGCGCACTTCGTCAATCGAAATTCCGTGGCTGCTGGCGATCGCTTGGAGGTTCATCAGTTCACCGACTTGAGAAACTTCGGCACATTTCCTTCAAATCGCAGTCCGTCGTTGTGCGGCTTGACAGGCTCGGCCCGCGGGAAGGGCATCTGCTCGACGCCGCCGTATTCCTTGAGCACCCAGCAAATGAATTCACTGTTGCGGTTGAACGTGTCGCCGAGTTGAATGGCTGCACGCTGGATGGCTTCTTCGCCTTGGGCTTCCAACAGCGCGCGAAGCTGCGCCTGCATGGTGATGCCGAGGATCTTCGCCGCTTGCTTGCGGTCACGAGAGGCGGTCACAGATCAAATTCCACTTCTTGCGGCTCGGCCGGCACGATCTCCGGCAACGTGGGCTCGGCGTCACGGTCGAATTCGGACACGTCGGCACCGAGAAGGCGGGCGGCGGTCACGAGGTCATCGCAGATGCCGGTGCCGAGCCACGGATAGGTTTTGTCAGCGCCCAAATGGCGCCGCCACATTTTCAGCCGTTCGGCAATGCCGTCCTCGCTTCCGTGCATTCGCTTGTAGGTCATGGCATCGTTCTCCTATGCCGTGGTTAGAGGTCGTAGGTCGGCGAGACTTCTTCAAAGTCTGCCTCGATCGTCTCACCCATCCGCTCCAGCCGCGTGATGGCGTCGTCGATGGTCAGCGTGCCTGACACGTCGACCTGGGTGCTGCGCGAGATCATCTTGGGAAACAGCTTGGTGTAGAAGTCAGTGGGATTGGTGTCGGCCCATGCCGCCATGCGGGGCAAGCCGCCGATCTGCTCGAAGCAGGACATGACGAGAGCACCAGCGAACCGGCCGACGTGCTGGTATTGCTCGGCGCTGATCATCGGCAGCTTCGCGAGATCCCGCGTCGGCTGCATGAGATCGGTGCCGCTTGCGTCTGCGCCCGCAAGGGCGTTGCCAGTCGGCTTGTCGCTCATTTGCGTTTTCCCATGAAGTTGCGTCCCCGAACCGTATTCGGTTTTATGGTGTAGCGACCTCCGCCGCTGCCCCGGACATATGCGTCACGTTTGTCGGGTGCGTCAATCCGTGCCGGCTTCTCGCGCGTTGCTTCGCGGTGATTGCAGCTAGTCCATGCGTTCGCGCCGCATCTGTAGCATGTCGCGTCGTCTGGGCCCACTACCCTTATCCCTTCGGCTTGATGCGATGCCAGAAGTCGATACCGTCCTTCGTGGCGTGAAGGATCGACGGGATGGCCTTGCGGGCGCTCAGACGACGATCTTCGATGTAGCCCCAGCGGATCAGCCGGTTGATGTTGGACAGAACGTTTACGCCGGCGTTGAGGTTGAGCATCATGCGCAGTTCCTCGCGGGTCATGCCTGGACGGCTGATGATCGAGTAGAGGCACAGCACGTCGCGGGTCGTGATCTGCTCGCTGTCCATCTGCTTGAGACGCATCAAAAAGTCGACTGTTGGGGAAACTATGAGGTCACTCACCGGATTAATCCTTGTCTGTTGCGGAAGCCACGGCAGGCGCATCCTGCTTGCCTTCACTGGTCGTCAAACGCGCAATTTCCTGCCGGATGGCTTCGCAGTTCTTTTCGAAACCGGATTGTCCCTCTCGGGCTTTCAGCTTCTTCTGCAATGTCTCGATACGGGATGCCATGACGCACGCTCCTTATGTCGTCGACCACATAATAGAATGACCGATTAGGTGTCAAGACGAAAAAAGCCCCGACACTCGCTTCCCGCTTACTGCGTTCACAGAAAGAACAGGAGGGGGTGAGTGTCGGGGCTCAGGTGAGAGAGGCGTCCATGAAGGACAGGGACCTAATTATGCGAATTCCGGAGGGCCGTCAACATCAATATCGTGACCGCCGATCTCGACAGGTTCGCCGGTCGAGATTATGTCGGGGAGAGCACGCCAATCTTCAGACAGCATATCGGATTGGGAGGCCAGCCAAGGCACCACATAACCTTGCGCCGTTTTCATGTCGATGTGTGCATGATACGCGATCTCCGTTCCTTCAGGGTAGATGCCGAGAAGTGGAGGGCGGTTTACCCGGATGGTCGATCCCCGCACGAGAAACAGGAA